CATCCATCACTTGATGCTCCAGTTCCAATCTTCTTCAGAAGGTCCCACCAATCGTTCAGTCTCAATATCTTCAGCAATATCATTAATCACATCCCAACCAAGTTCAACCAAACGGTCTTCAACATGATCAGGATTCGCGCCACGCAATTCTTCTGGGGTGAAGCAGACAACTGCATAACCAAGATGTCGCATTTTAGTGCAAAGTTCAAAGACTTTGCTTTCTGTCATTACATCGCCCATTAGTAGTGCTCCGCATTGTAATCAACATCACCTGGATCAAATGCAAGATCGTCGTAACTCACCATGTCGGGATCACGATCATAATCTTCTGCTTCCCATCGAGCGATAATTTTATGAACATCAACCACTGAAATTCCAAGAGAGGCAGCAATTTCAGTTTCCTTCATGCCATCTTCACGAAACATCTCGATGACATCAATCTCTAAATTAGCAAAGTATCCCATTAGAACGGTACTCCTTCGGTGGGTATAGAAACTTGGTTCAACTCAGCCTGATACTTGCGATCGCCGACAACCAAAAGAAGGTTGCGAGCGCGTTCAAGTTTCTCAGCAAGATCGTAACAGTTCTTGGCACTCAAATCATACTGCGAAAGAGTGTTCGCAAGAACATGATCAGCACCATCCACAAGGTCAATCGCCTCACTCAACAGAGTTTCAGTTTGCTTTTTCATGATCAAAACCCCATCAGTTTGGTTGCTTGCTTCTCAGTCAGCAGCGTTGCCTCTGACACAAGAGCCTCAAAGACTTGTCGAATTTCGTTGCGGTAGGTCAACTTCTGACCAGCAACCTTCAGCACGCGACCATAAAGTCGAACGCCATAGAACTCAACACAAATCGGATCACCCTTTTTGATTTTCATATCAACCCCAATCTTTGAAATTGCCAGATTGTTCATTGTCGTCAAAACCAAGATTGTACTCAGCAATTTGCTGGGCAGTCATGAATCGCTCAGGAATCTCATCACTCAAATACGTCGCATCAGTGAAGAAGTGCGGACGACGAGGACGACGATAGTAACTGTCAGCAGAACCACGGTCATACGGACCGCCATGTCGTTTGTCGATGTTCATTATGCAGCCACCGACGAGTCACGCCACACAACCTGCACGCGAGGAGCAGCACCCTTTTCTTCAGCCAGATCGTCGAAGAAAGAATTGCCAGGCAACGGAGCGACGAAAGTATCCGAGAGGATTTTCTTGTCAGCATTGCCCTGCCACACACGCTGGACGGTGCGAGCACGGAAAGTGCCGTCCATCTCGCTGATGCCGATCACGACACCAACATAATAACAGTCATTGACACCAACGAAGTCAAGAGACTTGACAACGTCACCAATTTTCACAGTGTTTTCGCTTTTCATAATTATATTCTAACTGAATCCTTGCAAAACGCAATAGGAAAAAACCGAATAGAATCAATAACTTACAAGCACGTCCTGGAACACCTGTTTTGCCTGTTCGAAACTGGTGTCAGGAAGGTCGATTTTGTTGCCAGTAGAGCGGCATTCAATCTGATAGTGATAATTCCCAACATGCCAGAGAGTGTGTCGGTCACCGAACTTATCGGTCTGGGCGTCGATAAAGTGATATTGCTTATTCATATTGCATATTCTACCTGAACCACAGGAAAACACAACAGAGAAAACTCGAATAAAATCAATAACTTACGACATCCTCTCTCGCCGAGGAGAGAGCCGAGAGAGCGGTGTTAGAATGGGGGTTCCCCTAGTCCTGGGGGAAGGTCGAAATAGCGTATTCGGACTCCTGCCTCGCGCAGCATGACTTCAGCGTGGTCGATCGAGTAATGCTTACCAGCACCGACTCCTTTCCACGGACGATTCGGACCAATGACTTCCTTGATTCCTGCTTGAATCAATGCGCGTGTGCAATCAGCGCATGGCTTTGGTTCCCAATTTAGATATGCGCGAGAATTGTTGAGTGAAACACCAACACGTGCGGCATTGAAGATTGCATTGCGTTCAGCATGCTCAACCCAGTGATACTTTTCTGGACGCTTCCAGCGATCTTTCCAATCTTCTTCAATGCCTCTCGGAAATCCATTGAAACCCGTCGACAAAATGACATTGTCATCATTGACGATCACGCAGCCGACTTTTGTCGACGGGTCCTTGCTTTTCTGAGCGATCAGAGTAGCCTGTAAGATAAACAATTCATCCCACGATAGTTCATCACGAATCATAATATAATCTCAATGGTTACTTGATTGCAATCTTACGAGGTTTCTGTTCTTCAGGAATGACATTTTCTAATTCAATAGAAAGAATGCCATCAGCAAGGGCAGCATCACGAACCACTACTGTGTCTGACAAAACAAATTGGCGAGCGAATTTGCGACCAGCAATACCCTTTACAAGATATTCGCGAGTGTCTTCTTCTACCTTTTTGCCTGCAACTTTGAGAGAGTTTTTCTCAGCAGTGATTTCAATCTCATCAATCTTATATCCAGCAACTGCTAGTTCCACGACAAAGTTGTATTCGTCTTTCTTGACGACATTCACTGGAGGAAAAGCATTGGATGTTGCTGTTAGTAGATGAGCCGCATTATCGAGAGCAGCGAACGCATTTTCAAACCCAAGAGCAGTTGGAAGGAGGCGATCGAGTGATGCGGATGTGAGTGTTGTGATATTAGTCATTTTGTTACTCCTTTAGTAAGCAAGTATAGTTATGGAACCCCAAATGAGCATTCCATCTCTATTTATATCAGTTTGACACACCAGTTGAACCAAAACCACCGCTGCGCTCAGAGTGCTTCTCTGGTCTTTTTGTAACAACAGTAAAGTCAAAGGGTTCATTTGAAACAATCTCAGCCTGAGCAATGCGATCACCGCGACGAATTGTTTGGTGCATCTTTGAGATATTCGTTAGAAGAACAAACACCTCTTCTTGGTAGTCTGCGTCGACGACACCCTCGCTGTTTGCTAAAACCAATCCTTTCTTGAGCGAAAGTCCCGAGCGAGGATGAAGGCGAATGCTGTAGTTCTGAAGTGGCAGAGAACTATCGTGTTTTGTAATGTCTGCATATGTTTCAATCGTAACGTGACGTTCGATCTTGAAGATCAACCCTGTGGGAACCAGCAGACGATCTCCAGGATAAATGAAAAATTCTCCAAAACTGTTTACTGATCGCTCAGTAGGAGAATTGAAGGAATCATATCCATTGACAACATTTGAAGTTGGCTGGAAAGATAAATCGAAACAATTTGCGAGAGTAGTGCCGTATGTTGGAAGTTCAATATCATCACGAAGTCTATACACATTCACAATTAGCATAAATTATCCTTCCTTCTTTTTCTTCCCGATTGTATATTTGGAAACCAATTGCCACTCATTCTTCTCCTTGAACGGAAGAATCTTGATCTGGCTCAATGGTGCGACGTTATCCTTTGTCTTATTCTCATCTACGAGTTTCACCAAACCCCACTCAGCCATTAGATTCGCAATCGTGTTACGACGCTGAATGTCATTGTCTGACATATTGGATGGCTTACCGTCTAGTTCAAAGAGTTCTTTGAAATGAACGATGTAATACTTTCCTTGCTTATGGAGGATATGGCAGGACTGATAGAGAATGTTGTCGTTCTTAGCAGCGACTCCAATGCGAGTAAGTGTCTCGCGAACTTTGAGGAAGTCGTCTTGCTTTTCTAATGTGACTTCTACTAATTTTTCGACCATGGTCAATCACCCTTATATAATTGTTTCTTCATAGCGGCGATTTGGTCGTCGGATAGAATCTTCATTGCTTCTTCGGCTTTCGCGTCAGAGTAACCATAATATTCCTTGACAACACTCAAATCACTACTTTGAGCCTTTTTATGCCATTTGCTGTATGGACGCTTTTGGGCTCTAACAATATTTAGGAGAAAATCATATTTGAGTTTATTATCCAGAGTCGAAAACTTATTCATCTCGTTCGCCCAGAGAACAGTATCTCTATGAAACGAGAGTGCTCGGTTTACCATAAATGATGGATAAGATTTCTCATCCTGTTCTGTCAGAAGAGCATATTGCTTCGTCTGAAGAATGGATGGAATAATTTCTTTGAATAGATCAGCCATTGAACTTACACTCCACCATCATCTCAGTGAGACATGCGGTGAGGTTCAGTTCCTGATCAGCCACAAACGCTGCTTGGTATTGATATTTTGCGAGAATCAATACAGCATTCGGAATCGTTGACTTATCCATAATGTCATATAGACTATCATAGATCTTACGGTAGATCTTTGCAGGGTCATCGCTACCGAAGTCGGCAACCCACTTACGCATTGCGCTGAAGTTTTGATCTTTCAAAGAAGTAACCAATTCATTGATCGAAACATCAGCAATGCTGGTAAGAATACCAGAATCAATCTTACCACTGACAGAATAGCGTTGAAGTTCGTTTAGAACACGACGATAATCTGGAAAGTGCTTCTTGACAACTTCAGCCAGCACTGCCTTATCAAACGGAATCTTTTCACCTGTAAGAATTTCTGATGCACGTTTCATGAACGCCATCGCCATCTTTGGCTTATCTTCCTTACGCAGTTTGAATTCAATTACTGCACATCGACTATGCAACGGTTCAATGATTCGATTCTTGAAGTTACAAGTCATGATGAAAGTGCAGTTATGCGCAAACTCTTCCATCGCAGCACGCATGGCTGGTTGCGTACTATTTGGGTTCAGATAATCTGCTTCATCAATGATGATAACTTTCTTGCCACCAGTCATCGACATAGCACTGGCATAGTTTTTGATTTTGACTCGGAAAGTGTCAATGCCCGATTCATCCGAGCCATTGATCATTAGATAATCACAGCCAATCTCGTCACACAATGCACGCGCAACGGTAGTCTTGCCAGTACCAGGACCACCACAGAGAAGAA